ACTCCGTAAGAATAAGTGACGCCAATCCATGATAATAAATATCCTTTGCTGCATCGCTTGACAGTTTTAAGTTACTCAGGATGCACTGCAATTGGGCATTCGTATCCGGCAGCTGCTGGCAGGTATTGAGCATATTTAATTCCAGCAAAATTTTCGGTAAAAAAGATTGCAGTTTTTGCCGAATTTTATCGTCTACATCGCCCGGAATTATAGCCGTTACGACATCGGCGACAGGCCCATCAACAATAAATTTAATGTTGTTCACAACGCTGATGACGATGGGCAACAATCTTTTTTCTTCTTCGGCCAGGTTGTGAAATAGTCCTTTGATAGCGGACCATATGCCGGCGATAAACGATTTTAAGCTCATGGTTATTTTTTTGTAAGATTATTTACATCTTTATTGGGTAACTGGGCGATGATCATTGCAACGCCGCTGGTAATGAGGACGGTCGTACTTTTTATCCATTGGAGCCAATCTGGCAAAACGGTATTGTGCTCATCAATGAATTTGAAAGCAGCAGACAAGGCTCCAAAACCCAAAGCAGCAATCTGTATATAGTCGAAAAATTTTGGGTTGCTCTTGCCCAATCGAGCAATGAATTCGGCGAAAAAATTATTATTCATATAGTATTTAAGGTTGTTTGATCTCGATGGTTCCATCAGAATACGTGAGCTTCCAGGCAAGAGAGCCATTCACAATTGTTATTTCAATGCCTGATAGTGTACGAGGCGGCGGACAAGCAGGCGGTCCATAAACGACTACATCAACGTACGTGCTATCAACGTTATTAAAATCGTTGATGGTGTTACCTTCGCCATAGGCGTGGAGACCAATGCGGTAAATGCCAGGAATAAGCCCCGAAAAAATCGCCTTTTTCACATTAACGGTATTGATGATAGGTTTGTTAGGCCCATCGATCAGGTCCCACGATCCCCCGTAACTATTGATGGAACTGTCTATTATCGTTACGACAGTGGTGGGATAATGAATAGTTTGGCTGTCAATTTTGAGGATAGCTTTTACTTTAGGAATTGGGGGCGGATTGGGCGTGTAGCCGATTATGCCTATACTATCCCAAATCTTACGATCATTCCATGGAACATCCCACACATTGGCGCTATGTGTCCCATTAATAATAACATGAGGATGGTAATGATCTTTTAAAGCATAGGTTCTTAATAGCGCGTCATATGCAAAAAAACCAGTTGCGTTATAGCCTGGATCTTGTGTGCCAATGTAGGGGAAAAAATAGATACCATGCTGGGCCGCCGCAATTAGATTTCCTTGTAGTTTAGGAAGGTTATCGTCATATCCCCCATTGGCAAGCGGAAAGATACCGGTAATTCTTTTAGCCAAAGAAGTATCGATCATTATGGACGCCCAAGTAGCGGACCCACCCCCAGAAAGGCCACTTATCCATACGTGCTTAGGGTCAATTTTAATCCCGGATTTATCGAAGATCCATGGCAATATCTGTGTGAGTTGTGTACGATATGCCGAACCGGAATTATTGTGAATGGATACAACTACCCACCACAGCGTATCCTTATTGGCCAATAGGGAATAAGGTGTCATCCCCGCCGCTATCATTCTAGGCAGGCTATTGACGTTGCATTTTGAAATATCTAAATCTCTGTTCTCCCCGTCTCCTGGCAAAAAGCATATAAGTCCGCATGTTTTTCCTGCCTTATAAGCGGGAGGATAAAATACAAGCAACTGTCCCTGTGGCACCCATGGTTGAAATAATGAAATTGGTAAATCCATCACGCTGGATCGACCTACAATAGAACCATTCTTGAAAACAAAATTGAGTTGAGCGGTTTGGGACCATGCATGCATTGTCGCCATCAGCCAGAATGATATAGCAATAAGTTTTTTCATATTAATACCAGCTACTTGTTCCGGAATCATAAACCAAAACAACCAAGCCCCCCGCTGCCGGTGCTGTGATTCCATCAACTACGGTCCCGTTGCCATAAGTTACGGCCGTTATACTTTGGGTATATTTTATATAAACCACATCATTATTGGCTGGCGAGCTTGGCAAGTTAACGGTTAAGGTGGCCAAGGCACCAGCGGGGTTAATAATGTTAAATTGCTTGTTATTTAGGTTTACAGTACCCCCAGTCGCAGGAGTAAAAATGGAATGTTGATAATTCTGTATTCCATTATTTGGATTGCTTCTCACCAAATCCAGCGTAGCCAATGTATCATAATGCGTTCTATTGTTGGTCCAGGTTAGATATTGACCTATATTGTTGAGTGTATTTGCAACAGGACTTGAGACAGCGACCGCCGAATCCAACATAATTTGCGCTCTGGTGGTTGAGCCGGGGCGGACTCGAAACCAAGATGTCGTCTGATCGGCGGTTGTAATAGCGCCACCTATTTCAATCCCACCGTTTTCATGTATACCCATGGCGGTTATGTCAGAGGATGCACCAGCATCATGCACAAATATGCGAATTGGAGGTACATCAAAATCGGATCTTGTATCAAATGAAATGGCAGCTCCTGAATTATCGCTACTCGCAACCCCCAAATCGAAGCTGTTGTTACCAACTATGAGAAAGTCAGGATAGGAAGCTCCTGAAGAAGTTTTTGTAGCTTTTATTCCGGCATGTTGATCTACAAAATCACTAAAACTATTAATAGAGATAAACGTATTTGCAGCTGAGTCGGCAACCGATAAGCTGGCCATTGTAACATGACCAGTTGCGGAATCGGCAATTAAATTTTTGGCAGAGCCGAATCCGCCTGTAGTTGCGCTCTTAATTTGAATACTGCCATTTGAACCCGTAGGGGCGGTGCTACCCCCGGATGCCAATGGCTGCCAATTCGTATTTTCGTAAACATAGGGTTGATTCTGAGTTGTATTATAAATCATAAGGCCGTTGGCAGGTGAGGAAATCGCCGACATCTGCGCATCAGTCATGGCTGGTGGCAAAAATCCCCTGTGTTGAGAAACAACCGCTAATTGGGCCGAATTAGAATTTGCGGGAAACGATCCATCATCATAATTTCCAATTAACGTGTTGGCATTAGGAGCTGTGGCAGTTAACGTATTGTTCATCCATATTGTCCCATCTTTATTAAGATGCAGGGGATGTTTGCCAGATCCTACGGCGAATTCTAAATCTGTGTCCAATGACCGTATTAATGCCGTAGTACCACTTGAGTCCGTAAAAACTATATCGCCATCTAGGGAGTTGGCATGCGTTCCATAGAAGGTCATGCTAGGAAAATCGTCACCATTTGAATTAAATTTCAACCAATCTTCTCCAACATGTTGAAATATCTTTTTATATTCATGCAGATTCAGGTTACTCTCCCAAAGCGTATTTCCTGTTCTCTTATCTATGTACCAGCTATTAATTCTTTGTTGGACCCCTGTGAATCTGGTAAGCTCAGGCCAGTGCATTTCAAAGGCTCCATGTGTACCCAACACATTGAAATTAGTTTCAACGCGCAATGATAGCGCAGCATCTCCTGTATCTGCGCGCGCAGTGGCATTGATGCAGTTGTATCCTCCTCCAAATACGTTATCAGGCGCAGGTAGCCCTCCGGACGTATTCTCCGAATATCCCCAGCTCCATCCAAGGGCCTTCATGGGTGCTCCATTTGGTTTTCCATTTGCGTAGAGGGTGCCGTAATTCCTGGGATACCAAGTATTCCACATATAAGCATCATTACCACGGTCGGCAAATTGCCGCATCTGCACTTTTGCATTGCCGATGAGGCTGGTGTACTGTGTATCATTAAAAACCATTTTCCCGCCCAGGACATTGTTTGCCGTATCCCACCAGGTCAATGATTTTCCCGCCAAAGGGATTTCACGGTGCTGATAAAATTGAGCTGGATTGCCGCTCTGATTCAAAGGCTCACCCAATTGTATGGTATTTGAGCTGTCGAATAATCCCTGATCAAATGATACAGTAAGTATAGGTAAGACACTTACCAGTGTACAAACTCCATTAACACAATTGTAAACCGAATCACCGGAAATGTGAATGCTATCCATTTTGCCATTGAAAAAAATCCAATCATTTGATGTCAGCGCCCCCCTTGCAGCAGAACTAGCAGTGGGGATCGATATCGTTAAAGTAGATCCCAGCGAAACGGTTCCAGGGGTGGCGGTAATGTTAGTGCCACTACTACCTATCGATACGCCTATACTAGAATTTTGCAGATTCGCGTTAGGGATGCCTGTGGGTAGATCGGCTGTTACTATCGCTCTGAAAGACGGTTGGCCAGGAGAACCAATTGAAGGACCGCCAAAAAACGTGTTTGCATCCTGATTCTCCAGGGCCATCGTTCCGGACCATGCGCCGCCGGTATTATTAAAAGTGATAGGGTCGCTGAATAGCGTGGAAGGAACGTTCAATATGAGCGAATTAATTCCGCCAGCAGCAGTACCACGCAAGAGGACAGATCTCGAAGCGCCGTTTATAGTAAAGACGAGTGTTGAATCATTTTGTCGATATATGGTATCTACTTTGCGAACAGTAGCACTATCAAACAGAAGCGTGTTGGTGGCTATCTTTATGCCATATCCCGCTGACAAACTATTTTGTTTGGCGTTTAGAGCATTTTGTAGGTCAGTTTGATCGGAAAGCGTCCCTTGCAGCGTTCCCCAAATAGGATTACCCGTAGCTATCGCAGTCCATTTCGTCCCGGTCCATAGATAAGGGACCGTAGACTTAACGACGAGTGCGCCAACCTGGGAAGGTGTAAACGTGGTATCCCGCAAGGGGAAATACACGACCGTATCAATGCGCAGCTGCCCGCGTATATATATTTGAGTGGTAGGGCTTCCGAGGTATTGAATCGTTTGCCCCTTTGAAAATAAGAATAAACAAATAGCGACTAAAGTTAATATCAGCTTCATTATAGAGGAAGAATAAGTATTATAATTTTTTCATTTAAACCCAACGATGCCGAAAAAGTGAGGAAGTTATCAGCCAAATTCTTGGTGTAATAGGTATCGCCATCCGGAGGGTTAGACGCGAATTGCGGAAAGCCGTTTCGAAAGACATAAATTCTGCTTACTGGTACATTCGCCATGCTGCTGTTGGTGTAAGTCGTTGCTCCTTCTCCAGGATAACCCACTTCTCCGACGACCCATTCGACAGTGATTGAACTTGGCTTACCTGTAATATTCGTCCATGCGACACTGCCACCGCCGCCGGTATTCCAATCATAAGCCGGAATGACGTCGTTGGTATTTATATAGGTTGGATTGACATTATTATTAAATATCTTCTCCAATTGATAAATATATCCATCTAATCCAGCCAACGACCCTGACTGTCCTCTAGCTACCAATTGCGAATAGATCGAGTTGGCTAAATTGTATCGATCAAATAATATGGGGTATAGATTGCAATCACAGGCCGCTGCATCAAGTTCACTTTTTAATGTTGCCAGGTCCGCTTGCAGATCGGCTAACGTAGGTGGTATCTGTGCATAGAGCGTGATATCATCCGTCAATTCATCAATGATCGTTACAAAATTCGATGTACCTTGTAATCGCCACTGCGGAGTAATCGAAAGCGTGATATCATACTGAGAGTCGTAGTAACTACCAAGGTAATTGAGATCGAACACCTGAGCGGTGCCGCTGATGATCTGCGTAGTACCCTCCACGGAAATAATATTGGCAAGCCAAGCCCTGACTACGGCAACAAAATCTAATGACAATTGATTGTAATTGGTGCTATCTTGTACTGATAGATCCGGTGAGAATATATCAAAGTTGTTGGTGATAATAATAGCTGGAGGCGTATAAGAAAGTGAAAAAGCTTTCATCAAAATAGTGTCATCATATCCTGGGGCTCGTACGGTATAAATAATACGATAGCCGCTGCCGCCTCTTTGAAAACTACCGGTATTGTCTAATCTCAATTCAAGGTCCGCAGGAACAAGTGCGCTGACGTTCCAGTAGATGTCTGGCTGTGAGAAATCCGTATTTTGGACCGTAATATTATCAGGCTGTGTGACAGTCAAAATGCCCGCTATCGTTTGGGCCACACCAGAAGGATAGTTGCTGTTATCGATGATACGAAACACGGGGCTAGGTTGGCTCTTGTCCAACACGACTGCAATAGATATGTATTGTGACAGATCTGCCATTTTCTAGCTTTAATAAAATCGCTAAGTGAAGACGAAGCGACAAACCAAAATCAAAATCAAAAAAAACTTAGGCCTTACCGCTAAGCAATGTTTTAATCTTTTTAAAAGTTTCTGGGCCGTTCTTAGAGGTCATCAGCCATTCGCCCAATGATTCAATATATTTTTCAGCACTATTTCGATCCAGCACGCAAATAGTGCCATTATTGGAGGTCCAGGTCAATTTCCCTTCAGCGGGATGCCAACTAACAATATTTGCATCTATGGCCCTTTTGACGGTAGCTTTAAATTCCAGGGACGGATCGTCAATGACTTTTCTGAAAAACTCAGGATCTTGGTCAGCAAGCGTCGTGATCTTATCCTTTAGGATTTCGTAATCATCCAGATCGTTCCAATTCATGGCTGCGGCAAAGCTCCTGGTCGTTTCTTCGTCTAACCTTGTTGCCACCATCATGGCCTGCCCCCTCATTTCCCTGGTACGCAGGCGTTGTTTAGCTTCCTTAAGTTCATCGATCCGGCAAAACATCGCCGGAATGTTCTTATCTCGGAAGAATCCGTTTTCGTTTTTGGGATGAAGCTCCAGATATTCAAAAATCTCTTGGTGCTCACGTTGTGTTAGATCTAGCGTGAGGATGCCTTCATCTCTATTATGCAAGGCAACTCGATTGAATTTTTCCTCATCCTGATCTTTGTTTTTAACGATGGTATCAAACAATCCTATCCTTACCTGTCGCCTATCATCACCATCGGGTATATAAAATACAACCGGCGTGAGGGTATAAAGAGCAGGATACAGATATTCTTCATTGGGCTTGTGCTCTGGATCTGGGTTCTTTTTTGCGATGTAAAACTTATATTTTACGATCTTGCCTACTGCCTTTAGTTCTTCATTCAGTTTTTTTCGCAGATCGGACGAAATGTTATTCAGATCCTTATGAACCGGTAGCATAAATTTGATTTTGGTTTATTAGATGAGGAAGAACTTACGGGCTCTTCCTCTGTATATATAAGGGACTAAGATTAAACAACCCTTTGCTTTTGGAAGACGGTGGCACCCAAAACTTCCAGGCCCTGGTTGGTATACCAGTTCGTCCTCCAGTACATGGAATCATTGGTCGGAATAGGAGCCAACGCACCGGTATTCCATTCTGTGATGATTCCGTTGCTGATGCTGGTTCCTCCTGCCATAGCCTTTGGCAGATACCTGATTTGCATCCGAGCTTCCATACCGCCGCCGACGACCTGGATCTTATCTTTCGGCGTCCAATAAATCGAGCCGTTGACGTCGGGCAGAACCGCGGGTCCCATCAATTCCGGCTGGTCAAAAATGGGCAGGTTGATGAATTGAAATTCAAAATTCCCATATGAAAATTGATCAACTTCCATATCGACGCTCTTTCCATCGACCACCATACGTACAGAATTGACGCCAGCTGAGCCGAGATTCTTTAACCAAATATCATAGGGGCGTTTAGATTTACTGCCCCCCCATCCCATGTACTGATGCGGCGCCTTCTTTGAAAGGAAGTTATCGATCAGGTTGTCTACATCCGTGAAGCCCACGGTCCCCAACGTAGAAACGGTGCTTGTCATACCGTAGGTAGTAACATATTGATCAAGCCCCATGGTCGTTTGAATTGGATTCCCATTCCCATCAGCTAAATAAGGCGCGGCATCCGAGAAGAGCGTTGAGGATTGAACGCCTATGATCATTTGGGCGGAAATAAATCCATTGAGCGCAATTAACTTATAGATGTGCTGCACCGGCGTGTAATACGGTTGCCCATCGACCGTAATTTCTACTTTGGATACTTTCTGTACATCGGTGATCTCGTCCACTTCACGGAAGATTTGCACCTGGTTGACATACCGGGTTACACCATATTTCCTGTTGACCGGTGCATCAGATTTTTCACCAAACGCATTGGAAGAAAAAGAAAGGATATCGTTAGCAACAGCGTACAGCGGCATATTATTGACCGACTGCAATTTGATCGTATCCACGCCGGATACGCTGGTAACCTGGGAGACCCATGCCTGTTGCCCCACCATGTTGGTATTGTTTGAACGGGCAAGATCGCCAACACGGGCATAGCCTGATGTAGCTGAGGTGAGTACGACCGTCATGATCGCCGTCCCATATCCGCTGGATACTGAGGATACAGTGCCTGTCGCAAATACAGGGTTGTTGACAAAATGGTTATAAGTCGGCACCTTGGCTTCTTTGTACCGACCCACCAGTTTCATAATATCTGTGAACTGGTCGTCTCGCTGAATATTAAATAAATTGGGATTAATGTCCCTTTGATCGAGGAAAGATATGGCACTGATAAACGCTTTGTTTAAAGTGCCTTGTGCTCCTGCTGCCATGTCTGGTAGAGTTTAAAGTATTAATTGTAGTGAGCCAGACTTATCCGTGGGTGAGAACGCCATTCTTTGCCAGTGCCTGCGCAGGTGTTAGTGCAGGACCTGTTGTGGATGACGGCGCATCCATCTTTTTTGCATTCTCGATGGGTTCGATGACTTGTTTAGCGCCTAGCGCTTTCCCGGCTTTAAAGATTTCACGCGCAACGGCTTCATGATCGAGTACAGCAGCAGCTAAAAAAAGTTGTCGTTCTATATTAGGCGTCCCATCTGCGTTCCAAATGCTTTGCGCCCATAAGCGTGGATCTTGGAGTACCGCGAGTGCTTTACCCGGATCGGATACCTCGTAATTAAAGGTATCTTCCCCCTGTCCTATTACCAACCGCTTATTATTTACCAACTCTTTTGTAGCAGGGTGGTTATTAAGTGCTGCTTTGTATTCTTCCAGCGCTTTCATATTTTCCTCATCCCGTGCCTTAGCCTGCTCCTCCGCCTCTTTTCGGTAGTCTGGAATTTGAGGAGGCTTTGCGTTAAGTATGTACTGCTTTTGTTTTTCAATCATACTTTCACGAATTGCTTTTGCGTCAGCCTGCAATAGCAGCTTCCCCCTCCTCACCTCTTGTTCCGAATAAACTTCCGGATCAAGCTTGTACTGATCTACTACTTTTGCCCTAAAAAGCTCCTCAAGATCTTCTGGCGAAAATTCGGGATAGCTTTCATACAATTGCTGTTTCAACAGCTGTTCGGGTGTCATTTTAGTGTAGTCGATCGAGACGGCTTTGAGGTAATTCCCGACATCCCCGCCTGTTGCCCAAGTGTTATAAAAGCCGATCATTCTCTCATCGAATCCCAGTTCCTTCAGGATTTCCGCCTTTTCGGCCCTTTTTAATTCTTCGCGCCAATCAGGTGCTACTGATCCCGTTTCGGGTGCGGCAGCTTCGATAGGCTTTTGTATTGGAGTATCCTGCGGTGCTGGCGTTGCAGCTGCAGCTGGTTCAGGTTTAGCTGGTTCAGCAGGCGCAGGCGTTTCTTCTTTCTGTGTTCCGCTTACAATATTTGGAATCTCAGGCGCAGTATCTTCGGTTGTCATAACACCACTCTTAGCGAGTGCCGCTGCGATGTCAAGCGGCGCGCCACCCCCTGCGGGGGTTGCCTCATCGGCAAAAAACTTGTTCATAATGATTGTTGGTTTTTATCGCGCATGAAAGTCTCTAACTTCTGTTGTGTGGCGATAGGATCAAACGCCTCTACTTCTATATATTGAGCGCGAAACTCGTTGTCTCTTTTAATCTCGACTGCCGGATGCTTAATAATCCAGTCAGTCTCATGAACGGGATACAACCGGTCCTCAAGGGGTAATAATATATGGTATCTACCGCCACCGGATTGCTTCACCTGCTGTCCTTCAAAATAAACCGTACATCCCTTGTCAATAGCCTCTTTTTCGGCAGGCGTGAGCGTAAATTGCTTACAAACTACTTTTTTGTAGTATTCCGGCATATTCAAAATTATTATGCGCCTTGAAAGCTATCCGTATTTTTCCGTTTAAAATCTGACCGAAATCGACATCCGTTCCGACACTATACCATCTCTTCCTCGGGTATATTTCTCTCCATTGCAACCTCTCCAGGTCTTTCTTCTTCTTCTGGCATACCCAAATCGCGCTTTTGCATTTTCTCTTGTGATTGTGCAGCTATCATTTGAGTAGCCACTTTCGTTTGGTTCGTTTCTGTAGTTGCTGCTGCCTGCATGCCCATTTTTAAACGAATCTCATCCAACGCCTGAGCACCCTTCAGCTGCTGTAACTCCATAGCATTTCGATGTTTGATCATCTCCAGTTGTTGGGCAGCTTGAGCTGTCAGCATGGCACTTTGCTGTTGTCCCTGGATCGTCTGTGCTGCTGCTGCTTGCTTCGCCTGTTCGATTGCTTGCTTGTTCCTTTTGGCACGGTAGGCCAATATCTGTTGCGCCTGCTTAATATTGTATACATTGATGATGTAGAAAACATCGCTGGTATCCA